AATGTATTTATTTTCTAAGCAAGACCTAGACGCAATCTTAAAATACGACCCTTTAAACATCCTTACAGATAAAAAAGTTGAGGGTATATGGTTAGAAAAAAATGAATAAAGAAAAATTAGTAGAGGAAATTAATCTGCATTTACAAGATGCTTGGGAGGATCTAGAGAGCTCTAAAGACCATCTAGAAGAGCACTATGCCTGCGGGTGGATTGATGGTCTTAATGCTATTTTAAAAGCTATGGGGGAACCTACGCCCACCGATGTAGAGTCAATCATGCAAGACATGAAGCTTACAAATCCAAATACAAATTTTTAAATATTTTTAATTGGCTCCCTAGGTGAACTAGTGGAGCCTTTTTTATTTTCAGTATTACCTAAATATTACCCGAATAATATTACCCGCCTTACAATCTACTTGCTATATAGCAATATTAGTTTAATATTACCCGCATGATAGTTAGCAGTCTCAATTCACTAATATTAACAATTAATAATTGTTTATGTATCGGTGAAAATCCTAAATATAGTGTCTCTTGCAATTTACTACATGAAGATTTGAGGCTGCCTAACTATTACCCAAGTGATCCATATTACCCGAATCAACCTCTATAAATCTTTCGTCTTTCGTCTTAACTCCTCCTCGGGTAGTAGAGGATCACTTGTTGATATATTGAGATGATATCCCCAAGAAACTTAATTTTTACTAAAGAGCACCCCTTGTATGTAGTTTGTTCGGTATGCTATAATTCTTATATGAAATCTAATATCTTCATAAATATTCGCAGATTTGCAAAAAATTCATTAAAAACCTGTGTATATCACCCAAAGAACTGTTAGTTAAATCTCAGTATTAATATTGAATTTATTAGGTTTTAGGAATTAAATACAAAATTAATTGACTAACTTTGTCTATAGATTGTATATTCAAAAAGCAAAAGATTACTATATGTTGTATAAAATAAAAAACCATAAAATGAAACCATTGAGTTACTTATGTAATTTTATGAGATTTTATGGGAAATTATGGGTACATACTACATGTAGTAGTTATAAAAGGGAGGTTGGTGTTAAAAATGCTATTTAGTATTACAAACTGCTGTGAACAACGGACATACCTGCAGGACACCACCAAACGACAAGCCACAATAGAAATATTGGGAAGCTCTCCGAGAAATGACAGGCTGAGAGCGTATCGTGACAGATGGATTGACGTTTTGGAAATAAGTAACACATCCGCAAAAAAGGAGAACAAGCAACTATGTTTGCAATAAACCAACGTAGGGTTCTTTTGGGATATCCAAATCTGTCATCTAGAAATAACATTGTGGGGGGTCGTTCATATGCAGAACACCAGATCAACTACGAGTAACTCTAGATCATCCCGAAATAATCCGAACCACATGGCAAGTATTGTCTTGCGATATAGTAAGGAATAAATAAGATGATAAAGGAAATAAACTTAGGAATATTTAAACTGCTGCTTCTCAGCGGAGTTCATTTAAATCCTAAACCATTCGAAGTGTATCAAGATATACATAAGATATGGCGAGTAAATATTGGTCGAAATGAGATGCAGATTGTTTTTAGAACAAACCCAATCTTTCACCAAATTTGATCCTGTAGCTTATCTTTCTTCTGACACTTCGAATAGAAGTCGTACAGGAGGACTGATTATGGCTGCGGAGACCAAAGCTACTGACGCATTAGATAAATTTCTAATGAAGATGTGGAGACTGCAATTACCTGAGGGTGAGTCTGCATATATCCGACAACTAAATTACCGACAGGTATTAGTGATGTGGGAAGTATGTAAAGCTTACAAGATGGGATTGCGTCAAATAACGTTTCAGGATTTGATTATAAAATATTCAATACCTGATTATTCCCTAACCAAAGATACTCAATCTTTGAGAGAGGGAAAAGTATCCTACCGAACCTTTAGTGCAAAGAATTTGAACAAAGGTGCGGGATGGATAATTATCAATCGAGATGGAAGAAATAAACTCATCGCTTTAACAACTAAAGGTAAAGCGTTATGTGATGAGATTTGGAAAACTATCTCTTAACGAAACGAAGGACTAATGACAATGACAAAAGCAAACGAATACTTTGATGAATTAAATGACATCAGAGCAGAAATAGAAAGTCTACACTCTAGGCTTTTCATGGATGATATGGATCATCTAAGAGTATATGGCTATGAAAAAGAGGATGCTGATGCAATCTCTGTAGAAATAGCTCTATTAGAACAAAAGCTTGGTTTTATGCTAAGACAATTCAAAGGTAGTAAATCAAGAGTTACTGGTCTTATTTCATTAAAAGACGCAGTAAAGAATGTGAGGCATCAATATGGACTGTGCTAATCCTGTTACTAAAGAAGATATCCAGAATAATAGAAGGATGTCTGAATATAACGACATTGTGCATGAAATATACAAAGCTGAGGCCAGACTGATGTACCTTTTTTGGACTGAGGACTGTAATGATATCGAACATATGCAAATGTATGATCGTTCGAAACCTAATGCTGAAGATGTTCAGGAAGAAATTGATTTTATTGTTAATAAAAAACTACCTGACATTGAACAACATATAACTTTGTTTGAAAAATCATTTCCTAATTTAGTTCCTGCCACAAAAAAGCGTTGGATGAAAAAAAGACAGGAAATTGAAATGAAGGGAGCAACTGATGTCGATAGTCAAAAACACTAAAGGCATGTCTTACACCAATGGTGGCAAAGGTGTTAAATGTGAAATCAGCGTAAGTGTAAAAGGTAAAGTCATTCGTGACTCCAAGTCGATGACAATCACCGATAAAACGCCAGAGGAAGTTATTGTTAGGTCTCTACAAAAGTGGAAAGATGAAACAGTAGCTGCATTAAAATCTGGTACTCCAATAAATCCAGATAATAAGCCTGAGATCTCTTGGACAATAGCCAAAGCAATTGATGAAACTATTGCTGAATGGGTTAGAGAAAAGAGAAAGAAGTCGACTATTAAAACTGCAACTATCAATCTTAATATTATTAAGAGGTTGTTAGGTGAACATACTCAGCTACATGAGATAACTCACGATAAAATTAAGAAGTTAAAAGAAAGACTTCTTGCAGGTGAGGAATGTAAACATGAGAACACAGAAGGGTCAGTTAATAGAAAATTATCTGCATTATCTGTGATGCTCAAAGTTGCCCATGAAGCAGGGTTCAGTGGTATGACAAGCTTACCTCAGATCAAAAGAATAACTGAAAACAAAACCAAGAGAATGGCTTTGACTCCAGATATTCAAGAAACGATGCTGAAAACTTGTTATGAGTTACAAGAGGATGACATGGATATCTTTGCAGATTTATTGTTATTCACTTTACTCACTGGACTTCGTAGGTCTAACGTATCTTTATTGAAGGTTAATCAACTTATAATGAGGGGTAAAATTCCTATTATAAAAATTAGTTATGAGGATTTTAAAGGTAACAGAGATCACACTGTACCTTTGGTAGATAAAGCCTATGAAATCTTTCAAAAACATTCATATAATAAGTTTGGTGAAAACTACGTTTTTACTAAAACTGATGGTGAGCATTTTACTGGCAGTTCAATACTGCATCGCTTTAACCGTCTAAAAACTCTTTCAGGGTTTAAACATATGAAAAACTTGGTTTGGCATAGCACTCGTGGTGGATTTATTTCAAATTGTTTTGACGTAAAACACCTAGATCCAATTGCTGTAAAAAACCTAGCGGGCCATGTCGATATGGCTACCACTATGGGGTACTACGAAGAGTCGGAAGCCGCTATTAGGAATACTTATGATATCCTAAATCGCCCAGATGAAAGTGTTAAAACTAATAACATTTCCCCATTAAAGGTGGTAAAATAAGTGCATAAGGCTTCGGATAGGACTATCAACCCGTTATATGAGAGTTGTCATATGACAAGTCTGAATCCGATACGTAGAATTAGAGACTTGCTTGAGTGTTTACTCGTACTAAAATTCGAGAAACACTCGAGATCTCGAATTAGGTTTTGTATAAACGTTGAAAAACAATATATTATTTCGGCGTTGCAGATTCAAAATACTGCATTTCGAGAATTTCTATATAGCAAGTCTCAATATCTACATCAAAAACTAAGTAATAACTGCCTCTTTTTAGCGAGGGCATATCGGATTAACAATCCTTGCTAAATCACAACTCAAGGCTCAGTCGTCTACGAAATACTCGAGATATTCGAGATTATTCGAGACAGAAATGGAGCGTATAAATGGCTAATCTTGATGAGCTATTAAAGGTTGGTATTGGTGGTGCAACTACCCAACAATTTGCAGAAGTCAAAAAGGATAGATACCATCGTCAGTACCAACTAGAACAGGAAATGGTCACCACAGGTGTAGAGGATTTCCTAAGATCAACACAAAGTAACACACAAAATGGCAGAGAAAGTATTACTGACCATGGACAGTTACTTATTAAGAAAAATCTGGAAGCAGTAAGTGCGGAGCTACAAAAGCAAGTAGATACGAAAACTATTGGTAGAAGAATGCTTTCTTTGAAACTTCTCGAAAATATCCGAGACGAAGGCAAAGAAACTTTTGATACTGCTGCTTTTATAATCTTGAGAACTATCATGAATAATCTGACGGTCTCACAATTAGTCCAAAAGGTAGGAATAGCTATTGGGCATGCATTAGAGGCCGAAGCTAGAAATAGGGAGTTTGAGAAAATCAAACCTAAATATTTCCAAGCTGTATTAGATGACGTAAAGAGAAAACAATATAAACACAAAGAAACAGTGATGACCCATTCTATGAATAAGATGGAAATAGATTGGGAGCCTTGGTCACCTAGTGATAAACTTCACCTAGGAACTCACTGTATTACTATTATTGAACAGGTGACTGGTTTGGTTCACCATGTAAAAAGAACCACTGCTAAGAATGAAACCCCTATATTTTTAGAGGCTCAACCTGCAGTCTTAAAACTAATAGAAGATACTAATGGCAAGTTATGCCATATGTTTCCTAAATTTTATCCTATGGTGGTACCACCTCAGGAATGGACAGGTATCTATAAGGGTGGTTATTTAACCAAAGACTTAGAACAACCCTTTATTAAAACCAAGACTAGTAATTTCTTGAGCGATCTAAAGAACCGAGATGATGAAATGGCTCCAGTATTTGATGCTGTTAATGGTGTTCAAAATACTAAATGGCGAATTAATAAGCCTGTACTGCAGGTATTAGAAGCTGTTTGGGAACTAGGCCATGTCATTGGTAAACTTCCTTCACGCTATGAAGATGAATTACCACCAAAACCCTTTGATACTTCAGACACAGAAGGTTTTAAAGAATGGAAAAAAGATGCTGATAACAGGGAAAAATGGGTAGATTGGAAACATAAGGCCTCTAAAGTCTATGAAAGAAACTCCAAAAATACCTCTAAGAAAATACAAGTATCTGCATTAATAGAGCTCGCTAAGAAATTTCAACAAGAGGATAATATTTACTTTCCTCATCAGTTGGATTTTAGAGGACGTGCTTACCCGATGCCTGCATTCTTAGAACCCCAAGGAGCTGAGTTCTCTCGAGCCTTATTAGAATTTAGTGAAGGTAAGAGAATGGGTGATAATGAAAAGGGTGGTTATTGGTTAGCTATTCATACTGCCAATATGTTTGGTGAAGATAAATTATCTTTAGATGACCGAGAGAAATGGACAAAAGATAACTCCGATAAAATCTGTGGAGTAGCCAATGATCCTCTTGGTACGATGAGTTATTGGAGGTCTGCAGATAAACCTTTTAGTTTTCTTGCAGCTTGTTTTGAGTGGAATGGTTTTATGGAAAAAGGAAAAAACCATTATACCCATTTACCGATAGCGATTGATGGTAGTTGTAATGGACTGCAAATCTTTAGTTTGATGCTACGAGATGAAGTAGGGGGTGAAGCTACAAACTTAACACCTCGTGATAAACCTCAAGACATCTATGGGATTGTTAGTGATAAAACTACTGCTCAATTAAAACTAGAAACATCAGATGATTTAGTTCACCGTAAGTATCCTATTACAAAAAAACAACTTGCAAAACTTTGGCTAGACTACGGAGTCAATCGTAAAGTTTGTAAGCGATGTGTGATGATTGTGCCTTATAGTGGAACCAAGAGAGCTTGTCGACAATACGTAGAAAAGTATGTGCAAGAACAAATGGATCTAGGAGTACACAATCCTTTTGGTGATAAACTCATGTATGCCTCGGAATATCTTGCGAGTGCAATTTGGACGAATATTGAAAGCACCGTTATCAAAGCTAAAGAAGCGATGAAGTGGTTAAAGAATATTTCTAAACTTGCAGCTAAGATGAACATTCCAATTAACTGGAAAGTATGCACTGGGTTTTGGGTGCAACAGCATTATCAAGAAGTCAACCATCGTAGAATAGAAACCAAGCTTGGTGATAAAATTATCAAACTAACTATCACTGAAGATAAGAAGAAGATAAATAAAAGAAGGCAAGCTCAAGGTATCTCTGCAAACTTTGTGCATTCATTGGATGCTGCAGCGATGATGCTGACAGTCAATAAATGTAGAACCAAAGGCATCACAGATTTTCAAATGATCCATGATAGCTATGGAACTCACGCCACTAACATTGAAACAATGGGTCAATGTTTACGTGAGGTCTTTGTTGAGATGTTTGAAGAGAATGTTTTGGAAACTTTTAGAGACCATATCTATGGCATTTTAAGTCCAAAACTGCAGGCCAAACTCACACCTATTCCTGAGATGGGAAAACTTAATATTCACGATGTTAAAGACAGCAAGTATTTCTTTGCATAAGTGAGAAACTAAAAAGGGTAGCCCATAGGGCTACCCCAAACGAAACAGAATTAAGACAATGACATTAGCCTTAAACTCTTAAGTTCGGAATCTATATTAATTTCTAAAATATACTATTCTTGTCATATCGCAAGATAACCACCACTCTTAGAGAGCTAAACTTTTTAGCTCATTTTTATTAATAAACGCTTTTCAGCGTGAAAGGAAAACAATATGAAAATAAACGTTACCCCTAGGGGTTCACTTGTTTACCCTCATTTAAATTCTCCCGATACTAAATTCGACAGAGATGGGGTTTACAAGACTCAACTGCGTGTCATAGATGCAGACGCAGCAAATGAACTAGTAGATATAATCCAAGAATCTTTGGATCAATATGCAACTCAGCATCCTACAGTTAAGAAGAGAGCAAAAATGCCCTTCGAAAAATCCGATGATGGCTCTTACACATTTACTTTTAAATGTAAGGCAAGAGGTATCAGAGCGGATGGTACAACATGGGAACAGAAACCTAAAATCTTTGATGCCAAAGGTAATCCATTTCTAGTAGCTAAAGCTATTTGGGGTGGCACGACTGCAAAAGTTTCTTTTGCGATTGCACCTTACAATGTGGCAGCCACAGGATTAGGTATCACCTTAAGATTAAAAGGTGTGCAAATATTAGAACTAGTTGAAGGCGGAGGCTCGGCTGAGACCTATGGATTTTCAGAAGAAGAAGGTTTTGATGGAAGTAGTAGTCCGTCTACACAAGCAGAGGAAGTATCAACACCTGCAGAAGAAAAACCTCAGGAAGAAAATGCTGCCGCCAATTACTAGATATCGTTCTGGTTTAGAAGAACGAGTAGCTAGACAATTACAAGAGTTGGGTGTGGAATTTGAATATGAGACTTTAAAGATTAGGTATACAAAACCTGCAGAAGAAACATATTACACACCTGACTTTATTCTACCTAATAATATAATTGTAGAAACCAAAGGTCAGTTTCCAACTGCTGACAGAAAAAAACATAAAATCATAAAAAAACAATTCGGTGACAAATACGATATCCGTTTTGTATTTAGCAACCCCAACCAAAGAATTGGTAAGAAATCTAAAACAACTTATGCCGCTTGGTGTGAGCGTTTTGGCTTTCAATATGCCAGAGAAAAAATTCCACATGAGTGGATAAAGGAAAACAATGCCAAGAAAACAAACTAATTTTATTGTTATTCATTGTGCCGCTACAAAGCCATCAATGGATATCGATGCAAAAACTATTGACCACTGGCATCGCTCTAGAGGCTTCCTCAAAATCGGTTATCACTTTGTCATCAAAAGAGATGGAACTGTTGAAATTGGTAGAGAATTAGAAGAAGTCGGAGCTCATGTAAAGTCAATGAATAGAGAAAGTATTGGTATTTGTATGGTAGGTGGTGTGACCCAAGAGGATCACAAGGTTGCCGAAGATAATTTCACTGAAGATCAATGGGTATCTTTGTACACATTAATACAAGACATGATGGGAGAATATCCTATGGCTAAAGTCATAGGTCATAACGAAGTCTCTTCCAAGTTTTGTCCTTCCTTTGATGTTCAAGCATGGTTAATCAATAACGGATTAATTGATGGGAAGGATAACAGTGAAAACAAATCTGAAGATTGATAATGATTCAACTTTCGCTCATCACGAAGCGTGCCCTCAGTGTAACAGCAAGGATAACTTAGCTCGTTACACTGATGGACATGCATATTGTTTTGGCCATAACTGCGGTTACTACGAACCACCCTCAGATATTATCAAACCAATACAGATGACAAACAAACCCAAAAACACAGAATTTATCAGAGGTGAATATTTAGATTTACCGAGAAGAAAAATATTTGCTGATACATGTAGTAAGTTTAGATATCAATGTAACGATAATTATCAGATAGCTAACTATTACAATAATCAAGGTGAGTTAGTAGCTCAAAAATTAAGAACCAAAGATAAACAATTTAGATGGATCGGAGATACTTCGGACATCTTAATGTATGGTCAGCAAAATTATAATAGTGGTAAGATGCTAGTCATCACTGAAGGCGAAATTGATGCTCTTA